GAAGAAGGATATGCTAATATTGAAGGTATGTTTGATCCAGTTGGCACAACTAATAAAATAATAACACCTATCAAGAGAAAAATGAAAAATTTAAAAGGAAGAAAAAAACCAAAGAGCACTGTAGTGATTGTGGAAAAAGGTGTTCCTAATATGCAATCTGCGATGCCAACAGGGGGAGGAGGAAATAATATCGTTATACCTAATAGAGGACGTGACTCACAAAAAACTTTATTAGATCAACTTTCCTCTGGTGAAATTTTAGCCGATGATTTTGATATAGAAGAGGAGCTTGAAAGCACGCAGACAGGTGGTTTGATGGATGTAGCACCCACAGAAGCGGATGAATGACAACAAAAACTGCTGTTTCCGAGGCGTTTTATCGTGAAGTAATTGATTTAAATCGTTATAGCAACTCAGTTGCTGGTAAATATGCAAGAGCTTATAACGACATAATTATTGCGGCTTCAAAAAGATTAATTGATATTGATTTTAGACAACAAAAAACAACAACATTGGTTGCTCCAGAGACAAGAAAAAGGCTAAGAGCAATTATAAAACAATCAAAAGATAGTCTCAATTCTTGGTCTGGAACATCTGCAAAAGCATTTAAAAAAGAGTTACAAGGTCTTGCAGTATTACAAACTGAATTTATAGAAGAAGAATTAAAAAAAGTTGTAGCTTCTGGTGATATTCCTATTAACAGCGTTGCTGTAAGTAAAGATTTTGGTGATGCTGTCGTAAGTACAGACCCTACAAAATTGAACTTGTTTGGACGACCAGAAGAAGAATTTAAAAAATTTAAAGCTGGTGATTTTGCTCTTACAACAAAAAGAGGTGAATTATTAACACTTCCTAATGGAGAGACTGTTGAAAAAGCTTTTCGAGGTATAGCGGCAAGACAACAAGAGTCATTGGCTAGACATATAAGGCAAGGGGTTTTATCTGGTGAAACAAACGTACAAATTGCAAGGCGATTAATGGGAAGGTTGAATTTTAATGAATATGCAAAAGAAGGTACAAGGGCGTTTGCTTTAGCAGGAAATCAACCATTAAAACTTGCAAACAATCAGATAAAAACAATTGTTAGAACATCAATCAATCAAGTAAGCAATGCTGCAAGTCAAAGTGTCTACGCTGCAAACAAAGATGTTGCTCCTGAATATGAATATGTAGCAACTTTAGACAGTAAGACCAGCTCAATTTGTCAGAGATTAGACGGTCAAAAATTCGGATACGACAAGGGGCCAACACCACCTCAACATTTTAATTGCAGGTCTACCACTGTCCCTGTTGTTGATTATAAAAAGCTAGGACTAACACCACCTAAAGAAACAAAACTAACAACTAGACCAAGTGAAACTGGTCGAGTGCCTCAAAAAGTTTCTTATGGAGATTGGTTGTATGAACAAAGAGCAAGGGGAGCAAATAACAAGTTAAAAAAATATGAGCCAGGTGAAATTCAAATACAAACTTTAGGATTTGAAAAGGCAAAATATTTTAATCGGTTAGCAGCAAAGAGTAATGGCAAAGATGCTTTAAGGCAGGTCATTAGAAGTGATGGAAGTGAAATGACGCTAGAAGATTTAAAGAGAAAGTATGGTAAACCAAGTGATATAAAAGCAAAAGTAACAGCAGCAGCTCCAAAAGTAACTACACCTCCTGTAAAGCCTTCACCAGCAATAAAGAAAATTGATAAAGAAATAGCGGAAACGAAAAAACAATTACAAGAAGCTAAAGCACAATTAAAGGCGTTAGAGGAAAGAGATCCATCTTTGCCCACCATTGCACAATTGCAGGGTATTTCTCCGACTGGAAAAGTAAAAGCTAATGAAGTGAATAAAGCTTTTGATTTAATGGATCAAATGGAAGGATTAGCAGGAGAAAATGCGAGAAAACTTAGAAAATTTGCAGAGAAAAAACAAGTATTCTGTAATTGGTCAAATGCAAAAGAAGGAAATCTTCGTTCAAGCAAACAAAAATATGAATATTTTCTTGATAACCCACAATTTAAAAAAACAATACAAACTTCTTTGAAAAACGAAACAACTTATGGATTTTCAGATGTTTATAGAGACATGGATGCTGCTCTAAAAACTAATGATTTTCGATTTGTATCTTATGAAGCAAAAAGATATTTTACAGCAGGTGGCAAAGGTCGAAAATATATGAATGGAATGACTATAAAAGGAGCAAATCATATTGTTCTTAAGGCAACAAGCAAACAAAAAGCTATTAAAAACTTGAAAAAAATGCAAGACGATATAAAAGATGCTGTTAAATATGCAAAAAACAATCAAAACAACCCTAATTGGGATCGGAATAATTATTGGTCAGCTCATGGGAAAGGTAGGTTTGACGAAGGGACTAGCTGGTTGAAAACTTATGTTCACGAGATGGGTCATCAAATTCATTACACCAATGAAGTGAATAAATTAAGTTCTTATGATTGGATTCCAAGTGCCTATGGAAGTTTGAATTACAAAGAAAGATTTGCAGAAACATTTGTGCAGTTCATCTTCTCACCTGTAGAATTGAAGAAAGCTTCTCCTTCTGCCTATAAATGGATAGAAGACACTCTTGACGCTTCTTTAAAAAAAGTAGATAAATGGACTTAAAAGAACAAGCTTTAAAAGTTGCTGGTAGCTTTCCAAAGTCAAGGGAAGCACCAGAGAAGTTGTTGTCTTTAATTAATAAAGCTAAAGGAGAAAACAAAAGCTTAATAGGTGAGTTGGTTGAAGTTTTATATGCTTCAGCAGAAAATAAACAGGATTTAGATTTAATTGATAAATATTTTGGAGATTAAGATAGTAAAAAAGAAAAAAAAAGACAAAAAAAAATAATCTTGGTAAAATTCTATTAGTTGTTTTTTTCTTTTTATGGCTTACGGAGCGATGAAACCCAAAGGAAAAAAGAAAAAAAAGGGGGGTAAGCGTGGCAAACATACCTGTTGATAAAACTCTTTATGCAAGAGTAAAAGCTGCTGCGAAAAGAAAATTTGCTGTTTATCCTTCTGCGTATGCAAATGCGTGGTTAGTTAGGGAGTATAAAAGCCGTGGCGGTACTTATCGTGTAGGAAAGGAGAAAAAACGTGCCACAAAGAAAAAGTAAAACCAAGGGTAGAGGTGGCTTAGGTCGTTGGTTCTCAGAAGAGTGGGTTGATGTAAAAACTGGGAAACCTTGCGGTCGTCAAAAAGGAGAAAAAAGAGATGGATATCCAGCGTGTAGACCTAAAAAAAGAGTGAGTAGCAAAACACCAAAAACTGTTGGAGAGATGACACCAGCAGAAAAAGCAAAATTTAAAAGAGAGAAAAAAAGCAGTAAAAAAATAAACTATCAACATAAACGCAAAAAAAACACCAAGAAAAAATGAAGAAAAAAGAGCTAACAATTAGACAGAAAAATGCTTTAAAAAGGCATAAAAAAGAACATGGTCATACAAAAGCCCACATGGATGAAATGACTAAATCTATGCTGGCTGGTAAAACTTTCACAGAAGCACATAGACTAGCAATGAAAAAAAAAGGTAAATGAGTAAAGATTCAAGACTAAAAAAAAATAACTTAGATGGATTTAATAAACCCAAAAGGACACCAAATCATCCAACAAAAAGCCATGTTGTTTTAGCAAAGGAAGGAGACAAAGTTAAGTTGATCAGATTCGGTCAACAAGGGATTAGGGGTGCTGGTGATAATCCAACAAGCAAGGCTGATAAGGCTAGACAAAAATCATTTAAAGCTAGACATGCAAAGAATATTGCAAAAGGAAAAATGAGTGCTGCTTATTGGGCGAACAAGACCAAATGGTGAAAAATTAGTATTATTGTCATAACCCCAAAAAATTATTTATGTCTGAAGATTTACAAAGACCAAACCCACCAAACAATGAAGATGCTTTAAGAGCAGAAATAGAAGCTTTAAAAGCTAATAATGCAAAACTTTTAGATGAAAAAATCAAGGTAACACAAAAAGCCAAACAGGTTCCAGAAGGTGTAAATGTTGATGAATTAATCGCATATAAGCAAAAAAAAGAGCAAGAAGAATTAGAGGCTCAAGGAAAGTACGAAGAGGCAAGAGAAAAACTTGCTAGTCAATACAGACAAGCAGAAGAAGAAAAAAACAAGGAAATTGAAAGTCTTAGAAACGAAAAGAGAAGGCTTGAAATTGAAGCTCCTGCTGTTACGGCTTTATCTGATGTTGTGCATGATCCTCAATATGTTTTAAATCGTTTAAATAAAGATCAGTTGTCCAGAGAGCCAGATGGGACAGTTGTTGTTGTTGATGGATATACGCGAACACCTGTAAAGGATTGGGCTATGCGTGAGATGCCAGGGTGGGTTCAAAAACATTCAAGACCTCAAGGTGGAGGTGCTTCAACATCAAAAAACTCTACAACTGAATTTTTAGATGTAGGAGAAAAGAACCCATTTACAAAAAAAGATTTTAATTTAACTGAACAACATACTTTGTATAAGACAGATAGAAATAAATATGAAATGTTGAAAAACGCAGCAAAAGGTTAATATGTAATTATCTCGGTTGTCTGAGAGAGGGGTTGTCCCCGTCTTGTAAATAAATCAGTTTTTTTTCGTATTCACTAATGAGTACTCAAAGATCAGATTTAGTTATTCCAGAATTGTTTACTCCCTATTTAATAGAGGAGACAACAAGAACAGACACTTTCTTGCAAAGTGGAATAGTTCAACCTCTGGCAGAATTAAATCTATCCTCTGAAAGAGGAGGGGATTTTGTGAAAATCCCATTTTATGCAGCTAATTTAACTGGTGATTTTGAAGTATTAACAGACAGTACTTCTTTAACCCCTGGGAAAATCACTGCTGATAATCAAATTGGTGTTGTTCTCCATAGAGGACGGGCTTTTAGTTCAAGAGATTTGGCAGCATTAGCTGTTGGTGGCGGCCCTGATCCTATGCGTGCAATAGGTAACAAATTAGCTTCATACGTTAATAACCAAAAGCAAAAAGACCTTTATTCTTGTCTTCAAGGAGCTTTTGGTTCTCTTAATGCTAATGATTCAAACAGTGCTTTGTTCACTCATTGCATTGATTCAGAATCAAGCGATACTCCAACTGTTTTAAGTCCACGTCACATAGCACAAGCTCAAAGTATTCTTGGCGATCAAGGGTCTAAATTGACTTCTGTTGCTATGCACTCAAAAACTTTTTACGATTTAGTAGAAAGAAGAGCAATTGATAGAGTTTATGACAGCACAGGTGCTCCAGATGCTAATGCCACATCAGGAACAACTGCAGGAGCCTTCCCAGGGACTACAAGCATTCCTACCTTCATGGGTTTAAATGTCATTGTTTCTGATGACATTCCTACGACAGGAAGCGGTTCAAGTACAGAATATGCTGTTTTCTTCTTTGCAAATGGCTCTGTTGTAACTGGAGAGCAAGCACCTCAAAGAGTGCAAACAGATAGAGACATCCTTGCTTTAGAAGAAGCAATGGCTGTAGATCTCCATTACATCTATCACCCAGTTGGTCTTAAATACGCTGTATCAACAGTAAATCCATCTCGTTCTGTTTTGGAAACTGTTGGTTCATGGTCGAAAGTGTATGAGACAAAAAACATTGGAATTTGTAGAGCAACTGTTGTTAGCAATGTTGACTAAATCAAATTCTTTCTTTTGTAGGTTTTAAGTCATGCCATCTTTATTTGATGTCACAGCAGGGAAACTGATCGGCCCTGTTGCTGGTGGGTCTGTTACGCAGACCAGCGATAAAACTACTGCTGTTACTTTAAACACAGAAACAGGAGTGGTTACAATGGACGGTGCAGCTTTAGGTGCAGGAGCAGAGGCAACTTTTCAAGTAAACAATGACAAGGTTGCTGCTGCTGATGTTCCACAGCTTGCTATTGCATCAGGAGGAACTGCAGGTTCTTACCTTGTTGGCGTTAGTGCCGTAGCTGCTGGTTCTTTTAAAATTACAGTCACAAATGTGTCTGGTAGTTCATTAAGTGAAGCAGTCGTAATTAACTTTGTTGTACTTAAAGGTTCGGCAAGTTAATGAGCATCTACGCATTTAGGCGTATGAGAGAGCAAAATGAGGCCGCAAAAAAAACGGCCTCAACTCTTTTAAAGAAATCAAAGCCTAAAAGAAAGCCCAGAGAAAAAAAACAAGAGGTAAAACATGGCAATTAGTTTAGATGCAACTGTTGGGGGTGCTTCTGCAAATACTTATATAGATCTTTCTGGTGCAAACGCTATTGTTGAAGGTTTTGTTTTAGATGATGATGTAGCTGCATGGTCTACTTCTACTGTTGATAATCAAAATAGAGCACTTTTCACAGCAGCTCAGAGGATTGACAGAGAAAGATTTTTAGGTGCAAGAGTGGCTGATTCTCAAGCCCTTCAATGGCCTAGATCAGGAGTAAGAAAACCAGACACTTATACAAATTTATATGGTTTAAGTTTTCCGAATAGATTAGTTGCTGATTACTATTTAGATACAGAAATTCCAGACAGGGTAAAAAAAGCACAAGTTGTGTTGGCTGTTTTTTTAAATAACAACAAAGATGCTTTAGGTTTATCAGGATTAGAAAATTTTAACTCTGTAAATATAGGATCAATAAATGTAACCCCTCGTTTTTTTGGAGCTGTTGGTGCTGATCAAGTTCCTCCAATGTTTCAAGAATACCTTAATGGGATTAGAATCAGCACACCAGGAAACATTTCAATTAAGAGGGCTTAATCATGGGATACGGTTATGACTATCCAGCAGCAAAAATCATTAATGACACCAATGCACATACAGGAAGGTTTGGAAAAGTAGTAGCATTAAACAACGCTGTTTTAAATACGGTTGTTGCTGAAAATATAAATGGTGATTTGACGGCTATTAATTTGAATGCAACTGCAGAGATATGTGGTGTTATTACAAGCGTAAAATTAGATAGTGGAACTGTCATTGCTTATAGCTTGTAATGGGCATTGCTTCTTCTTTAAAAAAAGTAACGTCGAAAGCATTAAAAGCTGTAGGTGGTTCTGTTGTTTTTAGAAAAGTTACTGCTGGAAGCTATAACGAAGAAACTGGAAAAATAGTAGAAAGCTTTCTAGATACAACTATAAAAGGTGTTATTCAAAACGTAAGCAATTCCGAGGTAAATGATTTAATTCAAGCTCAGGATAAAACTTGCTTAATATCAGCAGGTGATCTTGATTTTGTTCCTACACCTAAAGACCGTGTTCTGATTAATTCAATTGTTTATAAAATCGTGCAAGTTAGGACAGAAGAGCAAGATAATATTCCTGTGGCTTTTACATTGTTTTTAAGGTCGTAATGGTTAGACAAATACGACTAGATCAAATTGATGATGTAATGGCTGAAGCTGTAAAGGATTTGGTCAGAGTGACCACCTTAGAGTGGTCAAAGAGAGTGAAAAAAGCAACTCCAGTAGACACAGGACGTTTAAGACTTTCATGGCAAACAGACGTTTCTAAGCCGTACAAAGGAACAATTTTAAATAACTTGCCATATGCAGAGCCAGTTGCTTATGGTAAAAACTTGCCGCCTTCATGGGGTAAAAAATATCGAACAAAACAACAGACTGTTAAAGGATATCCAGAATTAATTGGAAAAGAACTAGAAGATTGGGCTAAGAGAGAATATGAAAAAATCAAAAGGAGTATCTGATGACAGCTATTGATTTAAATGCAGTTAGAGCAACTATTGAAGGCAGGTTAAAAACTGAATTAAAATTAGTGCCACCTATTCCCGTTGTTTTTAATAACACAGCTTTCGATTCAGTTAATTTAAAATCATTTGTTCAATGTCAAATCAGCTTTGGTGCAAATGTCTATTTAAGTCAATCAACTAACTCCAATAATTCTTTAACAGGTTTAATTCTCTTAAATACTTACACTCCTGAAGCTACAGGCTCTGGTGCAAATTTAATTATTGCAAAAAGACTTAGAGATTTATATAACCGACAAACAATTTCAAATGTTATTTTTGATCCCCCTACAGGACCAGAAGCTTTAACGGGAGCACCTGATGGTTTTTATCAAACACAGATTAGAATAACTTTTGAAGTCTTTGAACAACTTTAATTATGGAATTCACAGAAGAAATGCTTGATGCTATAGAAGCTGTAAAAGGTCGCAGGGATGTTGCTTATTGGGATGGCCGTTGTAAAAGATATATGGAAAGAAATAAAAAAATTGTTGAAAATGTAAAAGATACTGAAAAAGGTTAGTATAGCCATAATACTTTTTTATATTCTCATGGCCGCAATTAGAGGTGATGTAGGAAAAGTCATGTTTGAGAATTCAGGCGGCACTGAAGCGGATGTGGCCTCTACTCGTTCATGGTCTTTATCTATAAGCAAGGACACTTTAGAAACCACAAAACAAGGAGACACATCCAAAACTTTTGTTGGTGGTTTAATTTCTGGAGAAGGAAGTGTTGAACTTTTGTATGATCCAGCAGAGTCTGGTGCAGGTTATACAAGTTTCATTGATGATGTTATAACCACAGGAGATACAGGTGATGCGTTGTTTGAGTTGTTCCCAGACAGTGCAACAGCATCAAAAAAAATAAGTTTTGCTGGAATTATTACGGGAGCAGAATATGGTGCGTCTCTTGGTGAAACTCAAGTTATAAATGTTTCATTTATAACAACTGGAGCAATAACCTCTGCAATTTAATAAAAAAAACAACCAACCCCCTTTGCTATGACAACAAAAAGAACAGTTGATTTGATCACTAATGCCTTTAGTGATGAAATGTCAAGTCGTCGTAAATATGAGCTAAAAAATAGAAATGGTGAAAAAATAATTGATTTGTATTTTCCTCCTTTAACAAGGCACGACAGACAAAGAGCACAAGCATCTGCGGGGACAGATGAGGCTCTAACAGTTTCTACTCAGTTGTTGTGTCAAATGGCAGAACTTGAAGATGGTAAAAAAGCTTTTGCCATTGCCGATGCTCCAAATTTACAAAGAGAATTACCTGAGAATGTATTGAACGAAATAGAGTTGTTTTTGTTTGATGTTCAAATTGATTTGGATACAGCAAAAAAAAGTTAAAGGGGAATAATTGGCTTTATTTTGAATTTTTCCTAGCAACAGAATTAGGTCAAACAGTTAGTGTTCTAAGGTCGTCTATGACTGAAGAAGAATTAATATATTTTGCTGCTTTTTATGAAATAAAAGCGGAGGAAGAAAAAAGAATGGCAAATAGAAGCAAAAGGAGCTTATAAGGTTAAACTATTAAAAAAGGTTGTATAAGTAGTGGCTCAGTCAAATGTAAAACTTACGGTTGACGGCTCACAAGCAACAAGAGCATTAGGACAAGTACAAAAAAGAACACAGTCT